TATTTGATTCATCACATACAACTAAGAAGTCATACAATGCACGTAGTGCTACTAGTTCTAGTAACAATGCATCTGCTGCTGCTTTAACTTGATCTCTTGTGATCTTGTCGTTTGGCTCAAACAAGTATGGTTTTGCCAACAGCTCTAGCTGTCCACGTAAGTAAACAGTTAGACGTGCTACGTTTACACGATCTAATGCACTTGCATTTCTTGCACGAGTCTTTTGTCCAAATACAACAAGACCTGCACCACTAATAAATGTGATAGGGTTAATTGCGTTTGAATAAAGTGTATCGCGCTGTCCTGTGTTTAGTGCTACTGATTTAAATTCACCTTCGCTAGTAATATAGCCTGAACTTGTAGCATTGCTTACGCCACCGCGTCGTGTGCCTGCTGGAGCAAACCATGGAAATGCAACTTGGTCATTTAAAATAATTGTTCTAAGTGCCATATAGCTCGGAGGAACAACAATATTGTTACCAAAGTTATCGCTTGTAAAGCCTGCGCCATAATACATAGCCATGTACTCGTCGAAACTAACTGCGCCATTGTCATTATCTTCAAGTGCTAATTTAACGTTAGTTGCCCATTCATTTAATGAAGTTGCGTCTGGTGTTAAGCGGAATGGTGTGTCGCCAACAACAAATGCTGTTAAGCGTCTGTCATAGTTTAGTGTGATCATTTCACCGATTAGCTCTGGATAACCAGGAGTTGCAATTAAGTTAAACTGACGACTTTCTTCGTCACGGATATCTTGGTTACTGTTAACAGTTGCTTGTAGTGCTTGTACAACACTCTTGCGCTGTGCGTGACGTCCAAAGCTGCCTGAACCATCTGCTTGATTGCCAGAGTCTGTTACCCAACGATGTGGATAATATCCGTCCATTGATGCATCATCTTGACGTACATTTTTTTCCGCCGTGTCTACATAGTTACGTTCAAAACGCTTAACGTTAAATCCGCTTCTGCGTAGGTTCCATAGTAGCATACCTTTGGGATATAATGCTGGATCTGGTGCATCTGTATCTACATAATCACTTACTAGCATTTCTGCAATAGTTGCACTTGGTGCATCGTCTGCTGTTCCGCCAGTGTCGCCTTGACGGGCATCGGCAAATAATACACCGTCTTCAGTTGTTTGATCTGCTTTATCAAGCAATATCCAACTACTTAGTGTATTATTGTATCTGTAAATAGCTGGATAGTTTTCAACATCTGCTGTGCTTACCCAAATATCTCCGTCAACTAATGGTGTTGTGCCGTCTGTTTGTGTAGTAGGCTCTGTTGCTGCAACAATTGGACCTTCTGCGTTAGTGCCGCTATATGGACTTGCTACATCACTTAGACCACTTGCGCCGTCGTAATTTAAACCAACCCATGCCTCGCCGTTATGTACAAGAATGTCAACTTCGTCAACAACTGAACTATACCATAACTGCCCTTGCTGAGGTAAATTTAACGGCTCTGTGCCTGACGCTGTGTATACTAATGGCTTCCAGTTTGAAGCTACTAATCCAGTTGAATTTGGTCCAACATATAAATTAGCAGTGTTTGCAGCACTAAATCCAAATACACTTAATGGAGTATTCGCGCCGTCAACTAACTCGATTTCGCCACCTAGCTTATGTTGAATTACTACTTTGTTTTGTGCATTAACTAATGCTACTACATTTGTTAAGCCTACTGCGTTAATTGCAGCAGCCATTACTTCTGCATCACTTGTTGCGCCTGTGCCGGTGAATGTTACACTTACAGGTGCTGTCATTTCTAATGTGTTGGCCTTTGTTTCAGAAATAGTAAAGATATATTCAACAGTGTTTCGTGCTATATCTGTAGCAACTGTGTTACCAGTAATACTAGTTGCACCTGCGGTTGTTCTTGTATAAACTTTATAATTTCCGATTGGATTAGCAAGTTCGTCTACATTTACTTTAACATATAATGAACCTACTAGTAAGTTGGTGCCACCACCAGTTTTGTCTAAACCATAAATTGCTCTAGCCGGAGTAGTATATATCGGTGCCGATAACGAAGACCAAAGTTGTGTAGCGGTGCTATATCGCTTGATATTTAAATCAGCGCCACCGTTTGGGGTTGTTGTTTTAACCCAAATTGAACCTGATGGAGCAGGAGACGTGTTACCTGACTTAAATTCTGGCACTGATGTATGCGGTGCTGCTTCAAATCTAGCTGAACTATAAGTGCCGTCTATTAATCCTAAATCTGTTAATAATGTACCAGTTCCAGCAGCTAATGCAACTTTCCCATCAGCAGTATTTCCATTTGATTCGCTTGTACTATCTGCATAGATTTCAATCGAACCGTCAACTGCTGCTGCTGATACTCCTGCAATTCCTGCGCCGTTGATTAATAAAACTATATCTGCAATAGTTGTTCCAGATGATAGCGGAACATTAGTGCCGTTAATCGATATAGAATCACTTGTAGTTAATACTGGATTTACTGCTGTGCCGCGTGTTGCTGCCCAGCTTGCTTTCCATGCATCGCTTCCAACTTCTACCCAAGTACCACGGTTAGTAACTCGTTGAGCTGATGTACCGTAACCTGGTGTTTTGTAATACAAACGATTCATTGTATCATTTGCGTCAATGACATAATCTCCAATTGCACCAATTGATGCTTTTGGAGCGTTTCCAGCTGTATCGCCGAGTAAGTCAGTTACTACTGTTAAAACGGTTGGTGTTTTTGAGACAAATGTCTGGCCGCCGACAGTTTGTATATCTGCGCCGTTCCATTCAAGGATGCCGTAATTGCTAACAGATGTATCAAACCAGTGTGCACCGTCTGCTGGGTCACCGCCTGGGGCTGCTGCACTTGCTGTTAGTTCGGCTGTGTCTAAATCTGCTCTTACTACATATGCACGATTTGAAACACCCAATACAGAGTAAGCAGTTTGCAAACCATACTCATTAAGTTCACCTCCGTGAATCATGTTACCGTTGTTATCGCTATAAAATACCGGATCGCCAAATGTTTCTCCTAGCTCACGTTGGCTAGTGATTAAATATGGTTTTCCTGCATTTGCTTTTATTGTACCTGCTGCTGTTCCTGTGCCGCTGCTTTTAGTTTTATTACTTGCAGTAGCAACAAAGATCATAGGTACCGTTCCAGCTGCTGCTGGAGTGTAGAAACTTTCGTCAATTACATTGACTTCTACGCCTGGTGATACTAATGCCATGTTGTTTCTCCTGTTGGATGTTAGTGTTCTCTATACAGTATTTATTATAATCAACACAAAACACCTAACATATACCATCGAAAAAGGTACCGAAAAGGTGAGCTAAATACAATATGAGACCTTTATGCACTTGCGGGCAGCGTCCAGCAGCAATAAACTATAAAAAGAATAATAAAACCTATTATCGCAAACTATGCGAAACGTGTTTACGCAACGGTGAAGGACACGGAATACCACTATGGAAACAACGTGGATACGAAAAGAAAGATGTTTGTGAAAAGTGCGGATTTAAATCAAAATATTCGGAACAATTTAATGTATTTCATATAGATGGAGATCTACAAAACTGTCGACCAAATAACTTAAAAACTATTTGTGCTAATTGTCAGCGTATAACTCAAAAAGAAGGTATACGATGGAAGCAGGGCGATTTACGACCTGACTTTTAAATTTTCTATAAGTTGATATACATTAAACATCAATTGATTTAGATCACGGTTGTTGTCAATAGTAAAATCAGCCATCCATTGTTCTAGACTCATCGAGTCTTTTGACTCAGGAGGTAAATGGTCTGATCTATCAACCCAAATAGCATAATCAAATACGCCAGTATTTTTCATAGCATAGAACTCGCGCTTGTTGCGCAATCCACAGTAAATATCGTGTTCTTTGAATATTTCTCTGCCTAATGTAGCAGCATCTTTTTCATTATAATCACAGATAGCATTGTACCACTCCGCACGATGATTGTGTCTATCTTCATAACACTCTTCTTCTGAAGTATAGCCATACTTGTCTTTCAACATGTCGTAGATAAAGAGCTTTGAACAAAATTTACTGCTGCTTTCAAAACTGAAATTATAATTTTTTTCTAGTATTTCGCACACAGTATCTTTACCATGTCTGCCATGACCGATAACTAATAGTTTTAGATTGCTCATAAAGTCTCCTAATTTTTATATAGTATAAACTATAAATTAAGAGTTGTCAACCTTAATCGTATCCTAATACTGCAATTTTGTCAATATCTTCGTTATACATTTCAGCTTCTCTTGCTGCCCATGCAGCAGGAAAATCTCCGTCATGAACACAATTTTCGTGATTGCCCCAGATGCGTTTCATATAGCTATCGTATATGCCTTCTACATCTTTGTCGGACCATGATTGGGGAATTAGTGAACCTTTTACTATCCAGTAAAAGCGGTTGGCTTCTTTTCTTACAAATGGACTGCACACAATAGTAACTCCTTTGTTATATTGTATTTACAGCATACAAATTTGTTAGCGTAAACTTAGGGGTATTTTAGCCTATTAGGAAACCGTAGCCAGTACCGCCAGAAACAGCCATTGATACTTCAACTTCAAGTTTTTCCATTTCAGCTTGTGCTTCAGCTTTTAAGCTATATCACATTATAGTTGAATTACTAGAATTTGTCAAATGATTTTTTATTACAAAAAAGTTTGCAGCTTTAGAAATTTCTTTAAATTTATTGTTTTTTCTTGCATAACCATCGACTGCTTTGATTATTCCAGGAAATTTAATAGAATAATCGTCGCCGCATACGATCTGTACATTTGAAAATAATTTTAGCCACTTTTTCATGACTTCAAAAGTGTGTCTATCATCAAGGTAAACCAAATCCCAGTTGTTTGAAAATTCGTCGCTTGCAATCCAATCATCCGAATCTAACTTCCATATTTTTTTTATAATTTTGTTGTTTGGATGTTGAGAGATAAGTTGTTTAAAAATTTCAAGCTGATTTGTATCACTTTTTGCCCATCTTTTTATAGATTTAGCCATCATATTGTTGTTACCTTTATATTTTTTATAAAAAGAATGATAACACCAATGAGATGTTAGATTAAAATTATCAAGCACATAATACATCGAACTAGATGGAAGAGCGTCTAACCATGCCCATGTGCTGCGTCCCCATCCACAACCTATTTCTAAAATTCTAGGATTTTTTGGTAAATCTTGTACTAAGCTTTTATATAATTTATGCTGTGGGTAAAAAGTCCAACCGGGTATGTCTAGAGAATGTTTGATCTTTAAATTCATATTTTCAGCCGATTGTAAAGCCGTAGCCAGTGCCGCCTGGAACTGCCATCGAAACTTCAACTTCTAGTTTGTCCATTTCAGCTTGTGCTTCAGCTTTTAAGCTATCGCCGTTTAGCGTTGATCCGCCTTGGGGTCCGGCGATAGTAGCAAACTTACTACGTGCTTCGCCTAACATATATTTACAACTAGCAAGTGTGTAATCTTTAATCCATTGTGATGCTAGGTAGTCGTTTAATAGTTCACTATCTGGACGGTAATTATAACAATAAAGCAATATGTCTTCTTCAGCTCTAGGACGTTGTAGTAAAGTTAATTTTTTAGTTGGAGAATTCCATTTAAATTCAATAAAACTACCAAACATTCTGCCTACTAGTTCTTGATGTTGAGAAAACATATCATATGTTGCCAGTCCACCTAGTTTAGATCCTGACAACAAATATGTATTTGTATATGCCATGTTAAACGGTTCGAATAAACTGCCGCCACCGCCTCCGCCAGTGCGCGAGCCTATACTTCTACGGAATAATTTGCGTACTTCAATAACTTCATTTGGCAAAACATACTCATTTTGATCAATAACAGTAGTAAGAAACATATAAGATTCTTCGACACTATTGTCTGACCGTTGTCTAAAACGACTCAATGCTTTGTTTAGTGCTGTTTGATAGTGTATAGGATCAAGTTCAACATCCACCATGCCACCGCCGAGGAATGTGTTAACGTAATCGTATACTTCTTGTTTTTGTGTCGCTAGTGTCATATGAAGTTCTCCTATAGTATTTATCCTGAGCATAAATATGTATAACAAATAGGAGAAAAGCTATTCCACGTCTTAGCCTATATAAACCAGAACGCGGCAATGATTATCATTTCTTGGACAAACAGATCCAAGAAATGTTTACCATCGGCGGCACAGATATACTTATACATAAGTTTCTTGGAGCAGAAAATCCTATTGAAGGCGAAGGCACTGCTGACCAGCCTACTTATGATGCGGTAAAAGAAACTAACATACAAGACTTACTGTTCTTAGAAAATAGAGACAGAAAGTATGATCCAGATGTTTATAATATTCGAGGAATTTATAATGTACAAGACATCGACTTTGATCTAAGTGCATTTGGACTATTTTTAAGTAATGATACACTTATGTTAACTATTCATATTAATAGCAGTGTTAAAACATTAGGTAGAAAGATTATAAGTGGTGATGTAATTGAGCTGCCGCACTTAAAAGACGAGTATGCTCTTAACGATTATAGTGTTGCACTTAAAAGATTTTATGTTGTAGAAGATGTTAATCGTGCAGCAGAAGGATTTAGTCAAACTTGGTATCCGCATCTGTACCGCTTAAAATTAAAGCAAATATACGATGGCCAGGAATACAACGAAATATTAGATTTGCCTGCAGAAGAGGGTAGTGACAATACACTACGTGATTTGCTTAGTACATACGAAAAAGAAATGCAAATTTCAAATGCAGTAGTTGCACAAGCCGAAGCAGATGCTCCTAAGAGTGGGTATGACATTAGTCATTATTATACAGTAAGTACAAATGACGACGGTAGTATCGATTTAGCAACAGCAGATAACGGAGAATACGATGAAACCGCTCCTAGTAAGCCCGATAGGGCAGGCTATACAGGGTACTTAGTTGGTACCGGCGATGCTGCTCCAAATGGCGTGCCGTTTGGATTTGGTATAAGTTTTCCTGTTGACAATGTAGAAGGTGACTACTTTTTACGTACAGATTTTTTACCAAATAGAATGTTTAGATATGACGGAACACGATGGATTAAGGTCAATGACGATATCAGAATGACGCTAAGTAATACACTTGAAAGACAAACATACAAAACAACGTTTATTAATAATACAAAGTCAAGTGAAATTGACGGTGAAACAGTTGAAGAAAGACAAAGCCTTTCTAAAGCACTACGTCCAAAGGCAGATAACTAATGCAACATTTTTACGACGGACAAATAAGAAGATATCTTACACAAATGATGCGCATACTAGCAAACTTTCCTGTACAAGACGGTAAAGGTGTGCAAAAGGATGTGCCTGTGACATACGGCGATTTAACACGCCAAGTTGCTAATATTATTAGAGAAAACAGTGAAAACAAATTACCTAGTGCGCCGCGTATTGCTGTGTACTTAACTGGACTAGAACTAGACAAAGATAGACTAACAGATTCAACATATACACGCAAAACTAATATTAGAGAACGTGCATATGATAGCGAAGCAGGAGAATACTTAAACACACAAGGTAAAAATTATACAGTTGAACGTTTAATACCAACACCATATATGATGCGCATTAATGCAGACATCTGGACAAGCAATACAGATCAAAAATTACAATTGCTAGAACAAATATTAGTATTGTTTAATCCTAGCTTAGAAATGCAAACTACTGACAACTTTATTGACTGGACTAGTATTAGTGTTGTTAATTTAGAAAATGTACAATGGTCAAATAGAAGTGTTCCAGTTGGTGTAGACAGTGAAATAGATATTTGTACTATGACATTTAGTATTCCTATCTATATTAGTCCGCCTACTAAAGTGCGCAAAATGGGAGTAATTACTAATATTATTACAAGCATGTTTGACGAAACACTGGGTGATATTGAAAGTGGAGTTAGTGCTCCTATACTTAATGCGTACGACGATTCACCAAGAGCAGGTATTACAGAAAACGAATTTGGTCGAAAAGCTATATCTGACACTGCTGCTGAAATGGCAAATGTTAACTATAATACATACGGTGCATTTGTAGACGGCAATAACGCACAGTTATATTCAAACGGAATTGTAGGTAATAAAAATTGGAGAGAAATCTTTGAAGCATTACCAGGTACATATGCTGCTGATGTAAGTCGCATATTTTTTACTAGCCAAGACAATTCAAAAACAATAACTGGCACATTTACTCTAAGTCCGTTTGATGAAACTAAAATATTAATCAATTGGGATACTGATAGTTTTCCAAGCGACACTGTAATTGCAGGACGTACAAGTATAGATTATATTATTGACCCTACAAACTATAATCCTACACCAATTAAAACAGCTGGCGTTAGATTGCTGTTGTTAAACGATGTTGGCAATGCAGATGCTACAGAATCGCCAGTAGCTTGGCAAAATTCTGACACCAGTGCAACAGTTGCGAGTGCAAACGATATTATCGAATGGGATGGCACAAGATGGAATATTGTATTTGACGCAAGTGCTGCTACTGATGTCACATACACTACTAATTTAAATACAAGCGTACAGTATCGATTTAACAACAGCGAATGGTTATTGAGTATTGACGGCGATTACCCTGTAGGAACATGGCGAGTTGAACTAGCAGGCTAACTTCTTGTCCAGTTGAGACACAGCAAGTTGAACTAGCAGGCTAACTATATGTATGAACAAGTGTATTACATGTAGTGGTGCGTTATTTTACACACTCAATACAAATAGATTTTTATTCTTACACAGAGCAAGCGGCAAACGTAATAATCTGTGGGGCCTAGTTGGCGGAACTAACGAAGGCATTGAAACTCCATTTGAAGGTTTAACTAGAGAAATCGAAGAAGAGATTGGGTTTTTGCCTAATATTAAAAAGACACTTCCCTTAGAAAGCTTTATTTCTCTTGATAGTAAATTTCATTTTCACACGTATCTATGTGTTGTAGAAGAAGAATTTATACCACAATTAAACAACGAACACGACGGCTATGCTTGGTGTAGTTTTACTAAATGGCCAAAGCCCTTACATCACGGATTACGTAACACCCTTCAAAGCAAAGTTAATCTAACTAAGTTAGATACTGTATTTCAAACTATTAATTTACTTGACAAATAATTCAAAAGATAGTATAATAAGAACATGAAAGTATTAGTTCTCGGCGACATAATAATCGACAAATACATATATGGCACAAGCACTCGGATAAGTCCTGAGGCTCCTGTCCCTGTAATTACATACAAAAAAGAAGTCGAAACACTGGGTGGAGCTGGACTAGTATACGAAAACTTAAAAGGCCTTGGTGTTGACGTTGATCTCTACGACACAGGCGAAGAATCTAGTATTAAAACTCGTGTAATTTGTGATGGTCATTATATAACACGCATAGATGCTGACAAATTTGCAAACGGCACTGATGTATTAGACAAAATCATTAATAATGATTTCTCACAATACGAATATGTTGTATTAAGTGACTATAACAAAGGTGTTCTAGACGAATCTCTAAGAATTATTCAACATCTTAACAAGTTTGGTTGTAAAATTATTGTTGATCCTAAACGTCCTGCACATTTTTATAATGGCGCTTGGCTTGTAAAACCCAACTACAAAGAGTTTGACGACTTTGGATTTACTAACTGGCAAGATAATATCATTACAACTAATGCAGGTGATAATGTTGTTGCTAGTATAGACAATGTAGTGTACGATATACCAGTTGAGGCTGTAGAAGTAAACGATGTCACAGGTGCTGGTGATTGTTTCTTAGCAGCATTTGTATATGGACTTACAAAAGAATACACTTATGAAAAATGTTTACAACTAGCAGTAAGGGGTTCTACCAAAGCAGTTACGCATGTAGGTACATACATGCTTGCTGTAAGCGACTTAGAAGAACGAGTAGTGTTTACTAACGGAGTGTTTGATATACTGCACAAGGGGCATTTTGAGCTCTTATCGGAAGCAAAATCGCTTGGTGAAAAACTGATTGTAGGCATCAATAGCGATGCAAGTGTCAAACGTCTTAAAGGCGAAACACGCCCTATTAATAATGTTATGAAGCGTATAAGTCAATTAGAAATATTACCGTGGGTAGATAAAGTTGTTGTATTTGACGACGATACTCCATACAAATTAATCAAAGAACTAAAGCCGCATGTAATTGTAAAAGGCGGCGATTACACCGTAGAACAAGTTGTAGGACATGATCTAGCACCTGTACACCTTGTATCTACAGTTCAAGGTTATTCAACTACAAATATTATAGAGGCAAGCAAATGAAAATATTAGTCACTGGACACAAAGGATTTATAGGTTCAAATATTGCATTGTATTTGCAATCGCAAGGACACGAAGTAGAAGGATGGGAATGGATGCCCGGCATTATTCCTAGTACAGAAGGGTACGATTGGTGTATACACACCGGTGCCATTAGTTCAACTACATACACCGACGTTAATCAAATACTAGAACAAAACTTTGAGTTTACTGTAAGGCTTGCACAAGTATGCGAAAACTTTGGCACTAATTTTCAATATGCATCTAGTGCAAGTGTATACGGTCCTACAACACACTTTACAGAAGATGGTAACTTATTACCCCAGTCTCCTTATGCATGGTCAAAGTATTTGTTTGATAGATTCTTAGGACAGTTTCAAGACGAATTTCAAATCAAAATTCAAGGATTTAGATATTTTAATGTGTACGGTCAGTACGGAGAAGATCACAAAGGTGATCAAGCATCACCGTATACAAAGTTTACTAAACAAGCAAAAGAAAAGGGATACATTGAACTATTTAAAAACAGTGAAAATTATTCTCGAGATTTTGTATGCGTAGAAGACATTTGTCGGTTGCACGAAAAAATGTTTGATGTGGACCAATCAGGTATTTTTAATGTAGGAACAGGTCGTGCAGTGAGTTTTAATACTGTAGCAAACTCAATTGCTGCAAAACACGGCGCTAGAATTGAACTAATTGACATGCCAGATAAACTAAAAAGTCAATATCAAGAATATACATGTGCTAATCTAGACAAGCTAAATTCAGTAGTAGATATGCAATGGACAAACATAGAGGATTATATCAATGCAGGAACCAACTAGATTACAAGGTGTAGTACAAAAAGGATGGGGATACGAATTAATTTGGGCAACTAACGACAAGTACTGTGGGAAAATTATGTTTTTTGAAAAAGAAGGTGCACAATTTAGTATGCATTTTCATAAAGAAAAAGATGAAACGTGGTTTGTAAATACAGGTAAATTTAAAGTTCAGTGGATAGACACTAATACTGCGGCTTTATATGAAAAAGAACTAAGCGAAGGCGATGTTTGGCATAATCCACCATTGCAGCCGCATAGATTGATATGTTTGCAAGGAAGCTCAAGCATCACAGAAGTTAGTACAGCAGACAGTGTCGAAGATAATTACAGAGTTGCTCCAGGAGATAGTCAACGACAAAAGGCCGAAAATGGCTAAAAATGTATTAGACAATGCAGTTGTTGAACCATCTGCGAACTTTGAAATAAACAACAGTAAACGTTATAATAAACCAGTAGTAGGCATCGATCGGGATGGTGTACTTAATGTTGATCTTGGAACATATGTCACCGACCCAATTAACTTTGATCCTATTCCTGGTAGCTTAGAAGCTGTTGCACTGTTGCGATCTAAAGGTCATAAAATAGCAGTAATTACCAACCAAGGCGGTATTGAGAAGGGATTAATGACACCTGCAGATGTTGACAGAGTGCATAACAAAATGTTAGAACTTTTAGGCCAAGCAGGTTGTCCTAGTATAGATGCAATATATTACAGTGCAAGCAGTCGAAAGAATGACATGTATGCAAAACCAAATACAGGCATGTTTAAAAAATGCGAGAAAGAACACCCTTATATTAAGTTTTCAAAAGGATTTTTTGTTGGTGACAAAATTAGTGACCTAAAGGCTGCATATAAAATGGGTGCTCGGCCAATACTAGTAAGAACAGGATACGGTCTTGAAACTGAAAAACAACTGAACAAACACGCATACAAACAAATTAAAAAACAAACTCTAGTGTTTGATAATCTTTGGGAGTTTGCACAGACAATTTAAGCCTGTGCTTCACCCCATCTTAGAATAATATTTGCAGGAACATTAATGCCGCCTACTTTGTATATGTTGAGCGCAAGCACATCTGGTCCATTAGGATATGTTCCTCTTCCGCCTAACGGAGTATTTGTAAGTTCTTTTAGTGCTGAAAGATCAAGTGTTGAACGTTCTCCAGGAGTAGCAACAAAAGAGAATACAGTCTCTCCTGGCTGTGCATACGGAGGCTGAACAAATGTGAATTCAATTGTGCCGGTGCCTGCTACTAGTGTACCACTAAAACTGTTATTAAACTGAATTTCGTAATATTGAGTTCCAGCAAATTCTTGTAAAGTTATGTTGTTAACCAATGTGTTAGAAGGAAACGTAACGCTGCCGCCGTTGGATAGTGCTGTTCCTACTGTTGCTCCACATGCATCAAAACTAGTTTTATCCATATATGCAAAGTTTCTATTTTGTAGATTGTCAGATGCTGCTGTAATTGTATATGCGTTAGCTGTTCCTGCCTCGATCCTATCATTATTACTATCTGTAGTAGGTCTACTTAGACGGAGATAACCATAGCTGCCGCTGATGTAACCTCCGGTAATAGTAGTTCCGCTCCGAATATTTTGTCCTGTTATGGATTTCCCTTGAACTTCTGTAAAACCAGTGCCAAAGGTCGAAGTATAATCATTAGTGTCAATAAAAATGAATCTTTCGTCTCTTTCACTTCGAAAAATTCCGCTATTTAATTGTGTAGTTATTCCCGCTTGTGCAGTAGCAGAAGAAACTGTAGCAGCGTCTCCAGTTGACCATTTAACGGACCCGCCAGACGCAACTTCGGCAAAGCTAGGCTGACCACCTTGTGCAACACCACTCAGTCCTGACCAGCCTATATCTCCAGGATTTACTGGATAGTTTTGCGGATTAAGAATTCCTTCAACAACAATGCCGCCTGTTATAGCAGTGCCCGTTCCGTCGACACCGTCTGATGTAACTTCAATACCTTGTAGCAATAACTGTGCTCTGTTTAATAGTTCTCTTTCTCCTAAGTCGCCTGTAATAGCATTTGACACACTAGGCGATAATCGAATTAAGAAAGCACTTTGTTTTGTAGTACTAACTTCAACACCACTTTCTGCGTATGAGAAAATATAACCGCGATCATCATCAAACATACCGTCTGTAATAAACGCACTACCCCAGTGACTAATCAAAGGTGTAATAGTTTGTGATATTAATATAACACCAGTTCTTGCAGTATGGGAAATTGCATCTCCAGCAGTATAACTACGTGTTGCACCTGCTTGAAAATTTGTAAATGCTGCGGCTCTAGATAATCCAGTTAACTGATGAGTATCTTTATTATTTCCGGAAAATGTTATGATTTCATTATCGATATAAAGTGTACCATAATCTGGGAAAAAACTGCTATCAGTTAATGTTAAGAAATTTTGCACTGCGTCCATTTCAGCGGCAAGTTTTCCGCTTGGTCCTTCGTTGGTAACTTCATAACGTACAGGCAAGTTACCTGAACGCATAAACGCTTCTGTGTTTACGTTTGAGTTACGCATTCTATGTGCAAATACAAAGTTACCATCTGCACCACGTAGCATAAAGTCAATAAAGCCAGCACCATACCAACTGTACTGAATACCAATCATCTGCATTTTAGCAATGTCAATATTATATCCGCTAGGTCCTGTTCCGTCTAGTTTATCTAAGTTAAAATCTGATTGTTTAGTCTTCTTGTCGACAATTAAATTAATCTTAGCTCCTACAATATCTACTACGCCTCTCCAGTCTGGAGTAATGGTTAATTGAGTTTGGCTATTGACATGCGATACAACGTGAGTCATACCTTTGATAATAATTCTGTCTCCTGCTTTGAGCTGATCTTCAAATCTAGTATTGTTACCTGTTACTAAGTTTTTATCTACAGAAAGTGAAATGGTTCCTGCAAGTTGTCTAGTGCCAGTACGCTGCACAACTGATATTTGTGTGCCATCGAATTCCCAGAAAATACCGTTTTGATCATCAAAGATACCTGAACGTACAGTTGCACCGTGCCAACTAACAACACTCATTTGTGATCCAAATCCTAGTACAGCAGTCGTTGAACCCAATCTACGCTGCGCACGGATTTTAAATGTACGTTCGTCTACTACTGATTCAACGGTGTAGTCAAATACTGGCGGAACAGCAGTTTCTGTTCCGCTGTTATAACCAGGTGTTTCAACTCCTAGCAATCTAACAATGCCGCCGACTTGTACACCGTGATCATTATCATCTGTGACAACAGTAATCAATGAGCCTACTTCTACATCTTCGGCGGTTAAACTACGTATATCATATGAAGGAGCAAATAGGGCGCCTGTTGTATACATAATACCTTTACCTGATTGGTAACGAATATACTTTTTACTTTGACGAATTGCTTGTGAACCGTGTTGCGGGCCGCCTGTGCCTAGCTGTACACCACCGTCAAACGGTCTATGAATAAAAAAGCTATCTGGCCTTGGATATAACGTTCCTAGAATTTGATTTATTGAAGTATCGATTGCTCCGGTTGTCCTTGCTTGATATCTTAACTTGTTAATAGCAGGAATTTCTGTTACAAAAAACGACCCTGATGCAAGTCCATGATTATTTACACCGTTATCTGAAGCTGCTGTCACAATAAATGTATTACCTGGTACAAGCCCGTGAGCATTATCTAAAGTTATTTCTAAAGTTGCCAATGCGCCGTATGTAATAGTATCATCTTGGGAAATTAATCCAGTTGTAGGATCTGTAATAATTAATGTACTTATAAATGTTATTATATCTCCCGGTACTGCACTTTCGTATGTAGGAGAAATTGCGGTAATTTCTCCTGTGCCGGCGTCGACACTCGTTACACTTATATCAATATCATTAATAGGCGACTGGCCGCCGAGATTGGCGCCGGTTATAATAAATCTGTTTCCTACTGAATACCCTGCTCCGCCATTATTAATAACAATGTTCGAATACGTACCGTTGCTTCTAGTTAGATTTATGTTAAAATTACTACCAGAGATTGGCTGGATAACACCTGGTACACTAAATAATCCCGATCCGTCGTATGCAAGACCAGATTGTGTAAAAGTTGTAATTATTCCAGAAGAAACTGTATCAACAGTATCAACTGTAATAGTAAGATCATTTTCAGGAGTATTGCCAGGTATAGCAGTACCTGCTGGAATTAATATAGTTTGTCCAGGGCCGTAATCGTTGCCCGGACTTACTAATGTAACTGTGTATGATCCAGCAGACAGAGTAACATCAAACGCGGCGCCTGTTCCAATTCTATTTGCGCCTGGCAAGTTTACTGAAGCTCTTCCATTAAATGCTGTGCCTGTTGCTGTTTGGCCTATAATTTCTCCGCTGCCGCCGACATTATCGATTGTAATTGTAAGATCATTTGCCGGAGTTGTTCCGCCTATTTCGGTTCCCAATACAGTAATAGTATCATTAGGTAGATAATTACTTCCTTGCGCTAACGGATCTATAGAAACACTATATGCAGTTCCGTTAGTAAATACTGTAAAGCTTGCTCCTGTACCTGCTCCAGAAGTTGTAGATACCGGATTAAAAAATTGCAGATTAGCATCCGGAGCTTGACCGTCAGCAGTTAAACTTACAATAGATCCGCCTGCGCCTATAGATGCAACTGTTAAATACACATCGTTTGCAGGAGATGCACCAGCAGTTGGATCAACAAAGTCGCCACGGACAACAATTACATCACCTACTATATACCCAGATGATTCATCCGGTGAAGATATATCGCCGGAATATACATTATCTACATATGATACATCAAAGAGTGCATTTACACCTTGACCACCTTGAGAAGAACCTGTAACATTAGTAACTGTAATATTACCGTCAAATGCAGTACCTGATAATTCTACTGATTCGATACCACTTGCACTATCTAATGATAAAACTCTAATAGTAAGATCATTAGCAGGCGATGTGCCTCCTAAAAGATTACCTTGTACTAATAATATATCACCAATTGCATAGTTATCACCTTGATTTGAAAAACCAGCTAATGAATAAGTGCCGCCGCTGGAAAAAATATTAAATATTGCTCCCGAGCCGTTTGAACTAACTGGACTAGGTTCTATGGCTGTATATGAAGTAACATTAGCAACTCTAGGAGCAGTAAAAGCACCGGACATATTTACAGTTGTACCTATAATAGTATTAACATATATTGCTGTACCATCTCCCCTATCCACTGCAAGATTTGGTACAATTCCAGTTGGGTCTTGTACATCAAAACTAGTGTTACCAGGAACAATATCTGTAATAGTTACAGGAGTAAGATACTCGCCGCCGCCTGCGCTTGTGTCGATAATAGTTGTAACCTGTGAGCCTTCGGGTATATTTGCATTTATTAAAGGAGCGCCAACTTCTGGCGATGGTCCGTCAAATGGTATAATTGTACTTCCAGCATCAATATTTAATTCTGAGACCAATGTGCCTGCACTGCCGTTACTTACAACTTCAATATCAGGATTACCAATATTAGCACCAGTATAAAAACCAGCTTGTCTTAATTGTGTATACGTTGTAGATAATGTAGTAGGATTAACTGTGCCAACTTTAGATTTCGCATAATATGTAAACGAATTAGAAGATGGAGTTTCAACTATAACAAAACTACCTTCGGCTCTAGCAGCACCGTTAACACTATCTTCCAGTGCTTTAATTGTAATCGGAGTGCCTGCTTCAAATCCATGCGGAGCAACAGTAGTTACAGTAATTAAACTTTGGCCAATTCCTTCTGTGCCTGCGCTTGCATCTGTAACCACATTTAACACAGGCGTGTCTGTACCTGGAACTTCGTAAACACTAGGATAACCTCTCATAGTTCCGATAGCTGCCCATTTTGTAGGCTGTAGTCCGTATTCAAAGTCAGCATCAAGCATCGACATAGGTTGTGCAACTCGCATACGTTCAATAGCATCTGTACCAAAATCATAAGGCCTAGTTGTTACTATGCTTTTTCCGTTTTCGATTTTTTCTATGAATATTTGTAACTCATCTGTTGCATTGTGTTCAGTTGTATCGTAATTAAGTGTAATTGTTGTAATAGCATCAGTCGCTTGTAAATACTTTGCAAAGTCAGCATCATTACTAATTCCATCAGTTTTAAGACTGACTAAGCCACCAGTAGCCGGCGCACTAAAGTTATATATAATTTCGTTGGCTGTTACATTAGTAATCAATATTAACTGATCCAAATCGTAACGTCCTTGTATCTTAATTGTGCCTAATCCCGATGGGTCCAGTGTCGGCATACTAGATAATCCGTTTGTTATTACGTCAATTGTATTGTCTAATAATAAGTCAACATTTGTAACTGCTTGTACTTCGGCTGTTTTAGTATTATCTATAGATTGGGTTACTTCTGTATTAGAAGCAGTATATAAAGAATTTTGTAGAATATAAGTGTTTATAAGTGTTTTTATAAACCCATATGTTTGTATTTCAGGCTGTCTATCACCATCAATTTGTGCAACATCTTGATCCCAGTAATATTTGATTACATTTCTTGTATTTTCGTTTCCGCCATATCTTAAATCTTTTAAATATGCGTCAATATTATATCCAATATCTCTTTCACACTTTTCTTGGTTATATGTATAACCTACAAATCCAGCAGCGCCTACTGCTACTTGATCTGCAATCCACGCTGTTGCTTCTTTTTTTATAAATGATTTATTAGCATTTATTAAGCTATAAGAATTAGGAAATAAATTTCCGCTGGCGCCTAGTCCTGGTTTAAATACGTAATTTTTTATTTGTGTCTTTGCCATGTTTTATAATCCAAATGCTACTGCTAATGCAACCGCGGTACGATCTACATATTGTTTATTTGCTATTTCACTATTTACAGTAGGGTCGTTACTAACCGTTGCTGAAGTAAATGCTGCTATTGTCGGTGTTGTTGCACCGATTGTAGTGTTATTTATAGAAGTATTAACTACAGGAACGCTGGACCCGGCTGATTCAATTTTTCCCAATAATACATCGTCGATTCTTATAACTATGGAATTTCCTGCTTCTAAATCTAAATTTGTGTTAGATGATAGTACTGGTATCCCAACACCTTGTATGTTTAGTTCTCCGCCGATATTCAGATCGCCGCCGATGCCTGCTCCGCCCGAAACTACTAATGCGCCCGAAGTAGTATCAATGCTAGGCGTTGTGCCTGTTATACTAACTTCACTGAACGCACTAGGTGCGTTCTCAACTGTAATAATTCCAAATACAGATCCATCTGAATTTGCATAATAAAGTGTTCTCGGTGTAGTCAACGCTACATTCCATGCAAGTCTTCCGTCTGATTTACCTTGGGCAGATACTCCAGAATCGCCGTCACTGTGTAATAGACCTGTATTATAAAGAATAGTAAGATCTTCGTCCGAGTAAATATTAAATGTAAGTGTAGTTAATTCAAGGTCAATTGTTGTAGATTTTGTACGGAATACAGTAAACCCAGGATTGTCATTTACATTGTTTTCTAGTCTAAAATTTCCACCAACTTCTGTAAATTTTCTATCAGCTGGTATATCTGTATCTGGAACAACAGGATCTACTGGTTCTTCTTCAACTAGATTAATGGACTTAGCAGAAATATTGCCTTCTTCGTCTACTGTAAAACCAGTACTTTCAAATCCAAATTTTGACCTAAACGGCGTGTTTACTGTTGTTGACATTTATTACTCCATCTATTGTATTTATCAATTATTTTCATTACAAAGTTAGCGGATTTTGATTTCTAAAATACTGTGCAGTGTATATAAATTTTGCGCCAGCATACTCATTAGAAGATGGATTAATAATTAAATCTACATACGATGAATTTACAGTTGCACTTAATTCAACAATATTATTACCTAAATTACTTCGGCCAATCACAGCTAAACTTACATAGTCTACACTGTTACAAACAATACATTTAATAATTTCTTTTTGTGAAGTATTATAATCGACACTTATAGTAAACTCTGCACTAGAAAATTCTCCGCTGTGCCATCGAGCTACTTGAGTATCTGTGTATACTTGTTTCCACGGCCCGTTATGAGAAAAAGACCCATTATCTTTTAATTGTATACTGGTTTTTAACCCTTTGGTGAAGTATCGTGTAATATCAAACATTTTTATGATTCCAATTTATAGTATTTATACTCGCGCTGTATATAAGTATTGTTATGAAAAAAGGCAAACTTTGGATATTTGGTGATAGTTATGGTACATTTCATAAAGAAATTGACAAGCTAAAAGATTGGCATTGGATGTGGAGTCTTACTGAAAAATTAGGACATGAAAGTTTTTATAATATTTGTCAAGACGGTGTTGCCAACGAGTGGATATATTATCAATTTATAGACAAATCTGCAGAAATAAATCCAGAAACAGATACTATTATTTTTATTACTACTCAAATAAACCGTCAATGGTTTTTTCCAGATAACGAAGGAGTAGGAAATATTCTAATGGGACCGCTTGATGCGTATGTAACAAAGGATCAATCTAGAGCTATCGATTTATATAACAAACATTTAACCGATAACCCTCAAAATCAAATCAGGTTCCAATGGTTGCTGTATGCTTTAAACTTTTTAAAAGAAACAAATAATCTTAATTTATTTATTTTACCTGGATTCGAAAACGAAGGATTTTTCCTCAATAAAGATGTTACTATACAAAGCAGTTTGTTAACACCATGCATTAACGAAGTAAAAGGTTTAAGTATGGAATCTTGGCTACGCTGGATGGGGAGAAATAACGGAATAGATACTCGAGAAGGACACCTATCAGAGTGTAATCATCCTATACTAGCAGAAAAACTATTTCAAAGTATTGTACATAAACAGACGTTAGATTTAAGATCCGGGTTTAATCAAGAATTTTTAAGTTAAGATTTTGTAATATGTATGTACCAAATATCGTTAGGATACAAAACACTTAAACAAATATTTTTTATTTGTAGGCCGCTATCATTAATCATTTTTGTAAAGGTTTCTGGACTACTGCCTTTTGTATTTTCCATTAAGATTATGTCAGCATCATCAGTTATATAATCTCCAACAGTTTCAAAAAAATCTCGGTGTATATTCCAATTCTCGTCTTTATATTTTCGATGTTCGTTTGGATCAACATTTCCATAAGTGGGCGCGAAGTTGAAATGAGGTGGATTACCTATTATCAAATCGTATTTTACATCTTTAGGATGATTCTTAAAATTATTAGATAAAATAAAATTTACATTATTGTTAAGATTATTTTTATCGATTGTTTTTTCTACTACAACTTTGTTAGGTTGATGTATATCTAGTAAAGTTAAATTTTCAGTAAATCCTTGACTAAGTGTTCCAAATCCTAAATAGCCTGGGCCTGAACACCACTCCAAACAATGCCTGTACTTTTTTCCTTTAGAAAAATAATTAATGCAGGATACGGCATCAGCAGCTGTCTGATAACCGTATCCATCTAATTTGTTTGATGAGTAGACTAAAAATTTATCTACTCTAACTTCAACAATTTCTGTATTAAGCAATTTTCCAATTTCCGACTGTAAGAAGTTTGCCATATTCTGGCAAATATAAATATTCAATCTTACTTTCGCTTAACGTCCAAAGTGCATCTTCTAGCGTTTCTACTAACGGTTCTCCGCCTAAATTAAACGATGTATTAAAGATAATTGGTATTCCAGTCTTTTCTTTAAATGCCTTGATTACACGGTAGTACAGAGGATTTTCTTCTTCAGTTACTGTCTGTATACGACATGTTCCATCAACATGAATAATACTTGGAATTTTTTCTTCGATGCCAGGTTGACAGTTAACAGCATACATCATGTGCGGGCTATCTTCCATGCCACGTAAATCAAACCATTCATGTGCGTCTTCTGCAAGGATTGATCCTGCAAACGGCCGGAAGTATTCACGATGTTTAATTTCATTAACAAAGTCTTTTCCATCTTCAAAAGTTGGATCAAACATCAAGCTACGATTTCCTAATGCACGTGGACCGTTTTCTGCACGGCCTTGGAACATTGCTACGATATTTTTGTTAGTCATTAATTCAACTACATCGTCATCTGTTGCATCACTAACAATAGCATTATATTCTTCAGCTACCTTATTAATATTGTCGTCACTGTAATTGTACTGTGGTCCGAGGTAAATTTCTCTCGGGCGTTTCATACTCGATTGACTAATAGAATGATAATACAGCAAGGCTGCTCCTATAGCTGTGCCACCATCATTAGAAATAGGTTCTACATATAGTTCGATTCCTTCTTCATTTAGTCTATCGAGGTACCAGTAATTTGCAACACAGTTTAATCCATACCCACCAGATAACACTACTTTATTCTTATCTGCCATTTTCGCAGCAGATAATATTAAATCTAATGCTTGCTCTTGAGTTTGTGTTTGACAAGCATAAGCTAGATCTCTACGATTTTGATACTCTGTCCATGAATAGTCGTCACCGCTCGGGCTATCGACCAATTCTTCGTAATTAAGATGATTAACAATAGCCCCGTTTGGATATGTAGGTATTATAAGACTTCTGTCAGAGACAGGAATTCTAGTATTAGTAGTAAAGAGCTTTGGAATTTTTTCGTTAGGCTTTCCGTAAGGAAATAATCCCATAGTCTTTCCGGCTTCTATTTCTTGAAAGCCACAGTACTTGGTAACTGCTTCGTAGACTTTTGTAATTCCTGCATGTCCAGAAACTACAGAAGTAAATGTATTTCCTGGCTCGCCGAAATTAGAACCATCTGTATCTGAGTTAATGACTGTAACTATAGGATCTCGGCAACCAAAATGTTTATACAATGTTTTAATATTATCAGGGTAAGAACAGTCAAAAATACTTTCTACTTCCCACAGTATAACATTGCCTTCATGTGTTTGACCTGATTGTGCAGATCCAGCACCGTCTATCACTACTGCTACAGCATCATCAAAACCAGAACGATAGAATGCACATGCAGCATGAACTTTGTGGTGCTGGCTCGAAATATCAATAACTTGAGGATGATTATACAAATCAGCTTTTCTATCAATTAGTCCCATTTTTCGAGCTAAACCGGCATACAAATTGTCACCGGTGTATTCAATCTTAGGAGCGTCTTTTAGATCAGTAGTATGACAAATAATAAGAGCATCAATCTTGTCAGTATATTCTTTTACCTTTATCATAGTTGCCAACGGACCACCGTCGTATTTGTGGCGTGTAAATCGTTCTTCTTCACTAGCAAATATAATATTGCCATCTTTCAGCAAACATACACCTGCATTATGACCTCTTGAAATACCTAAAATATATCCTGATGACATACTATTTTTCTCCTATTACTTTTTTATTTGGTTTATTAAACAACACATTTGATGCGTGTTTTGCTAAAGGAATCTGAGAGGACTGACTAGTAGGTTTACCTAGTTTATTATTAATACTTTTCATAATCTTTTTATAATTAACCTCGCTTAATATCATGTTATCTTCATTATGACGTTCTGCTGCCGGATCAGTTGTGACTCTATACGGAACGTATACTCTATTTTCTTTCCCACTATCAATAATAGTAAAATCGTTATTGTTTGGATAACTTATATTTTCTGGAAAAGTCGACCCAATTACTACAGTTGCCGGCTTTCCTAATGCATGTGCATAGTGCTGGCCCATGCTATCGCATCCTAAGAAATAATCAGCAGCATTAACAATGCCCATCCATTGCAATAAATTAGCTCCTTCTGGTATTGCAGCACCCATTTGTCTATCTGTTGGAATTTTAAGATTTGTCATTAATATAACAGCATAATCTTTTGACAGTTCATCTACAATTTCGAAGACATCTTTTAGTTCAAAACTTCTGCCACTTTCGTCAAATACGAAATTCCCATCAATTTTAACTCCGCTTCCAAATGGTTGAAAAACAATTACCTTTTCCTTTTTCATTTGATGCTTAACTTGATTAACTAAATTATGTCCATAAATTTGATCTGCTTTTCCGAGATCTAAATTTATTTCTTTAATATCTACAGTTTCATCGACACCATTAATTAACATGTCAAATGCTTGTATTAAGTTAACCCGTTGATTGAAATATGCGTTAAGTCTGTATGGTTCAGGACTAATAATCTCTCTATCTTTTAATACTGTTTGAAACAGTTCTTTGCTTCCAACTGGCCATACATTGTTTCGCAACTTAGAAGACAAAAATAATTCATGCCATGCTTCTGATACTATTACAACATCTGGATCGGTGTGTTCTTTGTAATACTCTAATGCAGGTATGCTGCATAAAACTCGACCTGCGCCGCCGTTTATAAAAAATGCCTTCTTCATTTGTACTCCCAAGTAAACATTGTGTTAGTATATATGCTATTTTTTACTATTAAATTTTATTTCTGGTTATTTATGGAGCACAGTTAAACGACATAGATATCCGGTCTTCTTTGCTTTTGTTTGGAGATACTTCATGCTCTAGATAACTAGGGAATAATATAAGCTCTCCTTCTTTAGGAGTATACATTAATGAAGAGTTCATTTCCGGAATATCCTTTATAAGATGTTTGCTCCACCCATAATCGGAATATTCTCTACTTCTAAAAAAAGATATAGGACTGCATGAATCTTTAGGATATTTTATATAAAAAACTCCACTTACTGTACTGCCAGGATGACAATGTCTTCTATTGTAGGCATGAGTTGGATTGAAGTTTATCCAACTATGTACAATGTATTGATTTTTTAAGTTAACTTGATTACAATAGTTTGTTATATTTTTTTGTATTAGATTTAACAAGTTTGAGAGATTAGGTAAATGATAGTCTTCAAGTATTTCGTTTGTTATATCTATTCTCGATCCAGCATGGCCACTTAATAGAGAAGTGCTAGACACTTTTTTTTGCAGGTCTAGCACTTCTTTAGTTATTAAGTTTGTCGGTAAAAATATTTTTTCAAATAAAACTGGTGTTGGAAATAAAAAATTAATCATCTAGCATCCTTTCGTTATTTATAGTAACACTAGATGATCAAGTTGTCAATAGTTAATTAATCACATTCCCAACTTACACATACCATTCCCATGCGCCCGGAATCACCTTGACAAGCGTTGCCGCCGCCACAACTATATGTGTGATACCCGCCAGCACCCGGTATTCTAAGAAATCCTTGTGCACCGCTCTTGTAACAGCCGTAGCAACCCTCATTAATATCTACACCTGAATAAATTGCTTCACACACACAGTTTTCAAACCCAAACACTGGAGTCGAAAAGCCCGTACTAAGGTGTAAACAGTTACCAGTGCCGCCTGTACAGTGTGCAGGCCATAAGCCATTCAAACCATATTTAGTAATAGTTCTACTATCGTTTGCTCCATTATTCAAATGGAATGTTGTTCTACTTGCATATGCATGACACGCACGTGATTCGTCCCAATAATCGTCATAGCAGAAGTTCCAGCCGCTACATCTATTTGCACTACATGTGCCGCCTTGAAGGTCTGGATCTGGTATACGATCTCCGCAACCACTATTGGAATTTAAATCATCATTCCAGTAACAGAAACAGCTAATTCCACTGTCTGCACATGCGTTTATGCCACTTGTTGAGTTAAACCATGTTGGATTGCCACATATTCCTGGAGTAGTTTGTTCTCCCCAGCAGCAATATGCACACCCTGCACAAAAACAATATGTTTCGCCTTGATTAACGCAAAACTGTAGTACCATATATGCGCCACTTGGGCCAAAAGGTGATCCGCCGCAGCAGCAGTTGCCACTTGTTCCGCCGCCTGGACCCCACATCTGAACTTGAATTTTCGATACACCTGAACAAATAGTAGTGTTGCAGTTGTTACCGCAACGCCAACAGCTGCCGCAAACTTTAAATCCGTTAGATTGCGCCGGGCAAACTAGTGGACAAAGATTTTCAACCCAATCAGCAACAATTGCAGGATATGCTTTAAACTCTCCAGCACCTGCGCCTTCTTGCACATACGGATACCCTGCAGGAGCAGGCTTACTGTAATCAAGCGATGTGCCGCCTTCGCCGCCGCCAGCATTTAGTCTTGTATTCTCTTTAATTGCTGCATATAGTATTACGTCACTCATTTAGATCTCCTTAATCTATTTTAGGCAAATTATTAAATACTGACACTAATGTAGCAGGTATTTTTGGAATTTCATTTTTATCAATTGTTACATATCTCCAAGGATATACTGTAGTCATAGTTGTTAAATATGATTCAACATTTGTTTTAAATGCATCAATAATTGCCTGTGTATCTGTATCAAAATCATATGCATCGTCGTATTTTACAACATAATCCAAGCGATCTTTTGCTGCTTTCTCGTTCATAGTTTCTAGTTCTTTAGTAATCAACGATAAATTAAAGCCGCCTGCTGGCGTCCAAGTTACTTCATAGATATCGTTTAAAGATGGATTATTAATTTCTTCATGTGTTGATCCATCATGATTTGTAATAGTAGTATATGTATACTCCCATTCGTCTGCTGCATGAACTAATGCATGTGCAATACTAGTATCAATATTTGCATCAATTTGTATTAGCTGTTCTGTTTCTTCATTGATAGGCCTGTCAATTTCTTCTGCAGACCATGTAATGATTTGAAAGTCGTTTTTCAACGAAACTATTACATTAATAGTCTCGGGACCATTGTATGTATAATCAGTTGTTTTATTTTCTGTCCAAGAGTCAACCCAAAGATCGTCCGGAACGTTTACTGTAAATGTTTTTTCCATATTAATTTCCTTTTAACACCAAGTTACTCTTACCATGCCACCGCGGCCATAATCTCCCGACCAATACATTGCACCGCCCATCATGTGAGTATATGTTCCGCCTGCTCCTGGATAACGTCGGTGACCGTCGCTGGCTCTACAACGACAGCCGCCGCAACAGTTGCCACTACTAAAGGTATAACAGCAGCAACTATTTGCTTGTTCTGTATGACATGGACCGATGACTGGTGGTGACACCATATATCCATAGTGATTTCGATCAAAACAACCACCGCCCCAAACTGCCGGTAACCCATATACTGTTCCACTTGTTGCTGAGCCGCCATATGTATTATCCTGTGCACCTGTAAACGGAACCGCTCCACATGATTCACATGAGTTATCAAAGCAATACCAAGAGCCGCCTCCGCAAATACATGGTCCAGAACTATCATCTGATCCTTCGCCGCGCCATCTACACTGACTAATACTTCCGTGTAAATCTTTCATACCACACGATATTCTTGAATATCCACTATCTGCACAAAGACCACTTAATCCAGGCCCGTTTACATATGTAGGTGCTCCGCAAATGTTATACCCTTGGCTACAATAACCGTAGCAACATGCTGCGCATCCTGCACAGAGTGTGTAACTATCCCCCGGAGTTGCATCGATAACAACTGTTGCATATGCACCATTAGCTCCTGACGGAGATCCTGCGCAGCACATGCCATTCATAGTTGAAGCGCCAGGTCCCCATAGCTGGAATTGTACTTTTGTAGTGCCTCCGGGCACAGTCCAACTGCAAGAGGCGCCGCATCTCAAACGATTTGCATCACTATCTAAAACACACAAACATCCCGTCGGATTGTCTATTAGAGGCAGCAAACTCCAATTATCAGAATTGGCCGGATCTTCTGATAATCCAGCGAGTGCTGCTGCAAGTCCTGCTTCTTGCTGTGTATTTTGAATTTTTTTATTTTCACTTAAAAATAAATTATATACTACTGGATCTGCCACTTAAATCTCCCTATTATGCTATGTCTAGACTTGATACTTCACCTGTCGTAGCATCATAGTTTACTGTAATTGTTTTTGTTTCGTTTGTAAGGCTATTAACTTCGGTCCATCCAGTTACGATTGTATATGCGCCGCCGTAATCTGCATTAGCGCCAGCATCTGTAGAATATGTAATATTTGAATATATTATATTATTTGCTTGATATGAAGTGAGAAATCCTTCAGCATTTAATACGCTGTTGGTTCCAGCAAAGGACGCTGTCATATCTGACGCGGTACCTGTAACACTGCTTGTATATCTTCCCATAGTTAATTTCCTCTTTGTTCATGTATTTATGCCGCAGTTTCAATGCCTACTACTACTGCACTTACATTTGCTTGCGTTGAGTATACAACAATTCTTTGAGTGGCTGCTAATACTATTCCTGTGCGTTCTAATACATTTTTTGAAAACACTTCTGAATCATATTCTATATATTCAGCAACACCCGGGGTATCTGAATCTGCAATTGCAATTCTAATTCCAGTTGTACTTGCTCCTCTGTTACATATATTTATTGCTACAACAGCATATGTGTCTGCCGGGCAAGTATACACTGTTGTATTTGTTGTTGCGCTTAAATCATTCGCGCCTAATTTTCCTGTAGCCATTTTTAACTTTCTCCGTTAGTTTGATAAGAACATATTCATTGCAACAGGATCACCTTTAATGCCGCCTGTAAAGTTAGTTCTAGTACTTATATTTATAGTTTCGCCTAGTGTATTAGTAATTGTATCACTATTAATTCTTATATTACCTGCTGTAAGTTGGTTAACATTAAGTTCTCCTGCGCCGCCACCAATTTGTGACTGTATATAAGTTTTAATTGCTTTTTGTGTTGGAACAATGTTATCGCTATTTGCTGTAAACGTTCCGTCGACACTAAACTCAGTAATAGTTGCGGCGGTGCCGCCTAAACTAATTGCACCTAGTTGCAACTCTTGTAGACCACTAATGTTAAACGCATCAGCATCAAGAGTCGCAATACCTGTAGCTTGTTCAATACTAAACAATTCGCCGACGCGGAAGTTACCGTCTTGGTCAGTACTTGTGTAGAACACACGCCCGCCGCCGAAGTCGTTGGTTTCTTTTGTTGGATCTGGATCTATTAACGGCACGCCTGGGTAATTTGTATTTGCAAAGTTGCCAGTTCCAATATCCAAGAAATCGTGTCCAGTTAGTCGAACTTGACTGTATCTTATACGTAATTCAACTGCTTCGTTATGTTCCGGTGCGTCTGTAATACTAATTTCAGGAGATAATTGCAGTCTTGCACTATACGGTCCAGTTCCTGATAAATCTCTAATAGTAACAAGTTTAAAGTACGTGTCTGCAATGCCTGCAATTTCAATGTTTGCGCCGGCTTGTGGTATATCAGTTAATCCTGATACAATAATATTATTACCAGGCTGATATAGATTTGCAAAACCGTCGCCTACTACTTCTGCGGTTGCAGTTGTAAAATTAGTACCTCTGTTACTCCACGTTGGCTGTGCTAGAACTCCGTTGCCTATTCTTACTAAATGAGGAACTTCAACAGTATTATTAGGATCAGTTACTGTCATTGTAGGTGCAGATGAATAACCTTGACCCGGGTCCCATATACGAATTTCTACAATCTTTTCGTCGCTTACTCTGGCACGAGCTTTAGCAGTGTCTGAGTATAGCCCGCTCGCAGGAGGTGTAAATGTAATTGAAGGTTCAATAAGATATTCAGTTGTATCATCTAGTACAGATTCAATAGCTGCGCCTGTTACGTGATCCCATCCTGCTGTGCCGTCTGACATTTTAGTAACAGTTGCAATTTTTGTACCGCTATTATATGTAGCAATATTGGCATACTGTCCGGCACCGGTGCCGGATATAATCCATATAGCCATTCCTACATATGCAGCACTTGATCTAATATCAGTATTACTTAATGTAATTTGTGTTGATGTACCTGTTTGACCAGTATTGGTTGCATCCACAAAACCATCGCCACCAAAGTTATCTGACGGATCAAGTAATCTTACTTCGTATACGCCGCCATTAACGGTATTAACTGCTGATACAGATGCACCAAATCCTTCTCCGGACGGTGTTATTGTTGTTGCTCCGGACGTATAATTAACTCCTGCATTTAAATATTCTAATGTAAGAATATTATTTCCATCTGTAATTACATTTGAAACTATTGCATCGTTTGAATAATTATTTACCGATGCGGTAATAGCTGTTTCAGTTGCATCACCACCTTCTGCTACAGTACCAAAATCACCATACGACGAGTTACCATTTGTAGCACGGATTTTGCCACCGTTTTCAGACAAGTAACCAATATGTCCATAGTATGAGAACACACTAACAAGTTCTGAACGTCCTAAATTTGTAACCCATACACCGATGCCGTCACTTAGAATTTGTGTAAAGTCGTTAGCAACAATTGAATCGTTGCCGCCGGCGTGTAAGTCGCCATCTACTTTTAATCCAACACAGCCTGTGCCAAATGTTGTTACGTTTTGTACGTATGGAGATTTATTAGTGATCCAAGCATTTTCATCAGCTGGTCCCCAACCTGGATCGAGGCTTACATATGCACCTGCTGTAGGACGCTTAGTTCCGAATGAATTTGCTACTCCTAAAGTTCCGAGTAGTCCGGTTACTGTACAATTTCTAAACCCTGATCCATTACGCAAGTAGAACATGTCTTTGTCTATGGATCCTTGTACAGACGAAACATATGCCTGTGCAGCTCGTATTGCTTTGTAATTACCAGTATTAATTAAATCATACTGAACTGCATCCAAATAACGGTCAACGTCTCTAGCACATGCTGCTTCGTCGTACACATATGATGGATACGTATCTGCAATATATGCAATTACTTCTGCTTTTAAGAATTCCCTATTTGCTTCAATTGATTCTATAGCATAGGTATAATCTGTAGATGTTAACGGAGTATTGCTGCCAGCTAAAGTAGGCGCTGTGCCTATTGCGTTAATATTAAAATCAATATAATCGTAAATGTCTTGCACAATGCCTGCTGCTGCTGTACCTGCTGCTGCTGCGCCAACTACATGAGTTGTGACAGGATCTAATAAGTTGCCTGCAGTTTTAACAATATTACCAGGCGCTGTTACAGCATTACTTATAATTGCTTGTAGTCTAGATATAGCATCCAGACTGTACGATACATCTGACCCTTGTACTAAACCAGTTGCTGGACTAATTCTAGTAGATCTTAATTCATCACCTACAATTGCAGTGTTTTTTGGAACAGTTATCGGAAGTACTTCGTTAAGTTGGCCAGTTTTTACAAATATAGTACTTTGTGGTTGCAATTCTGCAGGAACATTGTTTGTATTACCTGCGACAACTGCATTTGTAAGTATGTCAATAAGATTAGTAATAATACCTTGAGCATCAGGCTCTTCTGTAAGATTTGTATCTGTATGCCTAGTTAAAGCTCCGTATGTAGCAACAGGCGGAACATTACTTATTATAGCATCTATAAGTGTTTCTGCATAATCAACAGTAGCAACAAACTCAGTAGTCTTGCCTGAAATTTCACCTGCATTATAAATCTCTAGTGTTAATTTCCTTAATTCTTCGTTGCCGCCATGGCCTAGATCATGCAACAATGCAGTTACTATACGTCCTAAATATACTACCCATGCTGGTTTATCATATGTAAACGATCCAGTAAACGGTGCAATTGCTCCAGTAACTTGAGCATCTGTCCATTCTACTGTTTCGTCTACAATAAACGCCCTGTTAAGTTCTATTAGTTTACGAGCATTTGAGCGCATGTATCCTTGTTCAATATTGTATGCTGCATGCTTAATAGTTTTAAATGGCCTATCGATTGTAGTACCAAAACTAGGTGCAGCGCCATCTGATCCGTTGGTATCAACATATACTACGTTATTAACTGCGCCATAGAATCCCCATTCAGGCGCCGTAGCCGAATCATTAACTCTTAAAATTTGACCTATTTCGCCGATCGGTAATCTAGCTGGTCCTGCGCCAGCATAGTAAACCATATCACCGTCTGTCGTCATTACGTTATTTTCAGGGCCTCCGGCTATTAGATTCCATTCTGACCCGTCAGTATCTTGATCTGGTCTGTTTTGTGTAACAATTTCATCCGATGTATGTTTTGCAATTGCAACATAAGAGTTACTATTATATTCAACTACATCGCCTAGATTATACGAAGTTGCGTCTGTCCAGGTGCTCTTCCATTTAAGTCCTTCATTTAGTTTTTCCCAATACAAAACATTCGGAGGCTCTTGATTATTATTATCAGCTATACATACATATGTAAATCCATCATGGCGTATTACATCACCTACAAGATAATCTTGAGTGGAACTATCATCTCCCCAATCTCCTACAAATCGGAAGCCGGTATTAAATAAATTCCAATCATCAGTGTTATCAGTAGGCCTTAATCCAACATTATTTGTAGCAGCAATATAAGAATAGCCACCATACGTTACAATGTCGCCTACTTCATAATTTTTGTAAGGATCCCAGCTATCTTCAAATTCTAAACCTTCAACAAATTGCGCCCAGTTGACTTCGTCTTGTGCTAATCTTGTCTGACTAGTATGAGGTGTTACACAAATCCATAGTCCGCCGCTGGCTTTAACAACATCATTAACTTTATAGCGTGTACTTGCTGAAAATACACCTTTGTATTCAACACCTTTGTGTAGATAATCCCAACTTGCTTGATCTGCTTCTAGACCTAATGTAATTGTTGCAGCACTAGTATGACCAGTATTAGCAACATAAACTTGTCCACCATATTTAACAACATCGTTTACACGATAACGAGTATCGATGACCCAATCGCCTTGCCATTGTAGGCCATCTGTAAATTTCTGCCAATTAGCTTGATCTGCTTCTAATCCTAATGCATCTGTTGCAGCACTAGTGTGTGCAGTAATACATAGATAAGTTATACCATTGTATTTTGCAATATCATTAACTTTGTAATGAGTTGCAGTTGTCCAAGTATTTTTCCAATCAAAACCTTCTGCGTATAAATCCCACTTAGCTTGATCGTTTTCAAGTAGTGTATCAGAAGTATGAGCTTCGTTGGCTACATATAAATAACCGCCATATTTTACAATATCGTTAATTTTATATGTTGTAGCATCTGTCCAATCGCCTTTCCATTCTTGACCGTCGGTAATTTTATCCCAATATGTAGCAAAGTCAGTATCAAAGTCACTAGTACTTGTGTGCCCTGCTGTACATACAAAAGTGTTACCACCATGTTTTACGATGTCGTCTTTGTAGTATACGGTGGTGCCTGTCCAAGCACCTTTCCATATAAATCTAATTCTACCTAATTTAAATTCAGCCATTAAGAACTCCGATTGTTGTTATACTATATTTATCTGTTTGATCTATGTGCAAATAATTGCATTGCTAACATATCACCCCCGGCGCCACCGCCGGTAATATTTACTGGAACAGGAATTTGAATTTCTGTTCCGTTTGATTTTATACTGTCTAATTCTACTACAACTTGACCAGCAATTAATTTGTTGGTTGTTGCGTTTGCACTGCCGCCTGCAATTTTAGAATTAAGAAATTTAATAATTGCTGCCTGCGTTGGGATAATGTTATTACTATTTGCAATAAAAGTTCCATCTTTACTAAACTCATTGATAACCACGGCGCTACCGCCTACTTGTATGCCGCCTAATGCAATTTCAGTTAATCCTGTTAAATCAAATTGAGAAGCATCGATAGACACGATGCCAGTTGATTGTTCTACTTCAAACAGCTCGCCGACTCTAAAGTTACCGTCTTGGTCTGTACTAGTGTAGAACACTCTGCCGCCGCCGGACTCTTGTACCTCATTTTGTTGTTGAGGCCTGTTTTCACTATCAACACCTTCTAAATAAAGCTGAGGATATCTAGTACTGCTAACATTTCCGGATCCTATATCTAAGAAATCGTGTCCTGTTAATCTTACTTGACTATAATCTTGTCTAATAGTAATTGCTATATCATGATTAGGTGATTCATCTGATCCAATTGACGGATAAACTCTAATAACTGCTGATAAGTTAGGTTCAGTACCTGTAATATCTGTTATTCTAGTAAGTTTATAAACAACATCGTCAATACCATTAATTGTTAAGTTGTCTCCAGGACCTGGCAATCTTGTTAAGTTGCTAACTCTAATGTCTACGCCAGTTTGATTGTTTTCAGCAACACCGTCACCTAAAACAGTCGCAGTCGATCTGATATACCCAATGCCTCTATTTACAAATGTCGGCAGTCCTAGCACACCATTTTTCACAACAGCTTGAAGTTGTGCATCAACTGTTGCTTCGTTATCTATAATAGTTATAGAAGGTTCAGAAGTATATCCTGAACCCGGATCGTAGATGTTTATTCCGACAATTCTACTTCTTTCAATAACAGCTCGTCCTATCGCTCTAGTACCTGAATCTGGTGCATCAAATATAATTCTAGGTTCAATTTGATACCTTGTGGTTAAATCTAAAGAAGAAGCAATAGCATAGTTATCACTAATTCTATCCCATCCAGATGTTCCGTCAGTGTGTTTTACAATTGTTGCTACTTTGGTTCCTGGTGTATAGGTACCGATTACCCCGTATTGCCCAATTCCAGCTCCGCTTATAATGAATACCAACTGTCCTTCGTATTTCGCAGGATCTAATTGTAGATCAGCATTGTCTAATATTATAGAAGTATTATCTCCGCCTTGTGCTGCTCCAACGATGTTTGTATAATTTAATCCACCGGGAATACTGCTATCTCCTAATGTTTTAATAATTACTCTACTTATTGCACCGTTTCTAAAATCACCCATTGTCAGATCAGCATTTGCGCCTGAGCCTGCAACTGTAATAGTAGCATTAGTATACTCTTGACCGGCATTGGAATATGCAATTGCCATAACTTCATTACCGTTATTATGAACTATATTTATTTTAGCTTCTTCTGTCTTGTTATTTACAGTAGCAAAAATTGGATTCTCTCCGGGCGTTACGCCTTCTGCTACGGAACCGTAAGTTCCGTAAGAATTATTTCCATTTGTAGCTCGCATCTTGCCGCCATCTTCTGCAAGATACCCAATATAATTAAAATATGTAAACACACTAACTAGCTCTGTTAACCCTTGATTGGTGCACCATACGCCAATTCCATCGTCAAGAACTTGAGTAAAATCGTTAGCAACTATAGATTTATTACCTGCGCTGTGCAAAGATCCGTCAATTTTTAATCCTACACAACCTTTACCGAAAGTTGTTACGTTTTGAATATATGGAGATTTACTGGTAATCTGAACACTAGTATCATTAATTCCAGTTCCAGGATCAAGACTTACATATGCTCCGCCAATTGGCCTCTTAGTTAAATATTGATTTGCACTACCAAGTATCCCCGATAATCCTTGTAATGTCATGTTTCTGATGCCGCAGCCGTTTCTAACATAAAACATATTTTCGCCTTCGTATCCAGCAGCTGGTTGTATTATTGTGCTTCTAAGTTCGTCTCCTACAAGCGCAACAGTGGCAGGTATACTGATCGGAAGTTCTTCTTCATATAATCCTGTTGCTACATAAATTGTTGCAGGTGTTCTGGCGCCTGGGTCTTGGGCAATATAATCGCATGCATATTTAATCGTCTTAAAACCTGCATTAGTACTAAATCCAAACCCGAATTGGTCTTTGCCTTGAGTAGTTACAAAATATACATTTTCAGTCACACCAAAGTCACTAAAGGTAGGTAAGCTGTTAATGACTTTAGTCACTTGTCCAGGAGATCCTATTGTTAATCTAGTTATCTCTGAATTATAAACTCGCATATCACCTAGATCAGATAAAACATTACTCTGGCTACCTTTGACTATTATCTCCCAATAGTTTTCTGCATCAAGTTCTTGATCGAGATCTGGCCTACTATCAGATGCAACTGATATATGTTGTAATATACAAGTATATGCGGTTCCTGAATATGTAACAATATCTCCCGGGTAGTATGTTGCATTATCCGTCCACTCTGCTCTAAATTTTACTCCAGGAATAACCGTTGACCATAAATTGGTATTATTATCAGGAGTTGAAGCAATACTATCGTCTAATGCAATGTATAAATAACCACCATGTCTAACAACATCACCAGTTTTATAGTTAGTACTATCGATCCATTCTCCTAAATGGTTATATTCTGTATTAAGTAAATCCCAGTTGCCGACTCCTTTTTGAAATCCAGTGGATGGTGGAATAGAATTAATATTTCTTGTAATTGCAACATAGGTGTAGCCACCGTATAAAACAACATCTCCGATGTCGTACTGCACATTATTTAACCATAGAGCTTCGTACCCTACTCCAGGCATCCAGATCTGCCATTTAAGTGAATCGCTGTCGAAATTTGTTGCGGCATGACTTGTTATACATATGTATAAGGTAGAATCTACCTTGACTATGTCATTGACTTTATATCTTGTACCTACTTGATATATCCCTTTATATTCTAATCCCGATATTAAAATTTCCCACTTGGTTTGATCTTCTTCTAGGCCAAGTGCTACAGTACCTGCGCTTGTATGTCCTTCTATACATCTGTAAACAGTTGCACCATATCTAACAAGATCATTTACAGTATATCTTGATGCTGTTGTCCAATCTGTAGCCCAATAATCAGATGTGACTACTACATTCCAACTAGACTGATCTTCTTCTAGACCAAGTGTCACTGAAGATGCACTTGTATGTGTATCTGAACAGATATATACTGTGCCATTATATTTTACTACATCGCCAAGATTGTAATTAAAACTAGTTGTCCATGTATTTTTCCAATCATATGTTGTAGCAAGCAATGTCCAGTGTGCAAAATCATTAGGCAGGCCAAGATTATTTAATATAACACTTGTGTGATTGGTGATACATCTATAAATATAACCATTATACTTTACAATATTTCCAATACCATATACAGTATCAGTTGTCCAATCGCCCCTCCATTCTTGACCATCGAACATTAATTCCCATTTTGAAAAGTCGTCTCTAATATCCGCGCCTGAAGTATGTACAGTTATACAAACATAAACACGACCTTTATAATATAATATATCATCTTTTTTATAATCAGTACCAGACACCCATCCAGCACGCCATTTAAATCTAATTCTATCTAATAAAAATTCTGCCATTTTCTACTCTCTTATAATCCGTTTGATGAAGAATTTTCATCGTATATATAATTATGATTTATTCTTGCTACTAATTCACCTTCGTCGTTTACATAATAAGAAATATTTCTTTCATCCCATCGAAGTTGTTCGTAGTTTAAATTTTTATATACTAAATTATGATTTGCATCTCTGCCTTCATAAAAGTCTTGACCTTCTTCAAAGTTAGGAAAATTGTCTTCCGAGTCTCCTGGATTATTTATTGTAACTATATGAGCATCATCAGTTTTTAATTGATCTGATTTAACAACGAATAATTCGCCTTCGTCAGTCCTACGTAGTCCGTAAAAGAATCTATTTGGGACCGCTCCCATCATTGTGTCTGGTGACATTCCTGTGTAATTTGACATAATCATTATTCCTTATACAATATCTACATAACTTATAACAGCATCCAGTGCTGCATCTTGGTCGGCTACAATATATAGCTGATTTTCAGGAGCAAGTATTAATTTTTCTCCAGCAGCTAATGCATGCAAACTAGAATTCGGAGGGACAATAACATTTTTTAAAAAATAACCTTCGACACTTGTATCATCATGTATTAACACACTAGCATATACATTAAAATCTGTCAGATTAGCTAATGTAAGACCAATTATAGTTGCTCTTGTAGCAGCGTCTGTATCTATTACTACTATCTTTTGTAATCCTATTTCTTTTACTACTTTATTTTTAAATTGCGTTGCCATTTTCGTTTATCCTAATGTTAATACATATTCTACTGCTAAGTCTTCTGCTGCTGCAAAACTAATACTACCTGAAGAACCTGCCACCGAAACCCAGCTAAAACCGTCCCAAATTTCTAAATACTTTTGATCTGTATTATAACGCACCATACCTGTTTCTCGGTATGCTTCTGCTGGACGTTGAACATTATCTCCTACTGGAACAACAAAACCAGAAGTGCCTTGGATTTTAAAGTAACCACTACCTTGTTGTTCAAAATTCAAAATGCCATCAACTTCTGTGTTAGTTATAGTCGACTCTTTAAATGCTAAATTGTCTATTAAAACAGACCCTGTGCCGTTCGCACTTAGGTTTAAATCTGTATTTGATGTTATTGTCGTTATAGTATTTCCATCAATACTAATATCGTCTACTTCGATTCTTGGAGTTAATAATTTATCTGCATCAATTGTAGTAACTACACTATCTTGTACATAAAACCTAATTACGCCGTCGTTTGCACCGGGTGTAAGTTCTGCTGTAATACGTGTATCTAAATCTAAATCGTACACACCATTTAATGCAATCCAGTTGCCGTCATAACCTTCATATAAATTAGTTTCAGTATTATACCGTATCATACCAGTCTCAGGCACTGGACGACTTGCAGTATCGCCTTTTGGCAATTGTAGCGCACTGGTTGAATTAATTCTAACTGTGCCACTGTCGGCATCTAGATTAATATCGCCGCTTAAACTTTCGATAGTATTACCACTAATACGCAAATTTCCAGTGTCTATAGTATCACCAGTAATAGTAGTTGTACTGCTTCCAGATGTAATAGTTACGCCGCTAGACGTATTAATATTAAAAGTTGAGCTAGTAAAGTCGACTGTTCCGTCTTCCTGATTTATATAGAATAAATCACCTACTCTAAAGTCGCCTTTGTGATCTACCGAACTATATCTTATTTGTGCATTAGTAAGTTCTACAATTTCATTCGCTTGTATAACTGCTGTTTCATCGTTATCAGTTTCTTTGCCAACGCCAATATATGCTAAATTTTGACTAATTAGATACATTAGTACGCCAGGACCATCGCCTACAATACCGTAGTTACCATAAACACAAGCACTTGCAATTGAACGGACTTCTGCACCAAACTCTGTTTGATCTGCCAGTGTAACATAACTTGCTGTTGCGCCATTGCTAAATCTTAAATCTTGTGAATTAAGTGTATCGTCTATAAATGTAGTAGATCCGTCTACTGCATTATTAAAATGTAATAGCAACTTAGTAGATGTATCACTAACAAATTCTGATACAGGAACAATAAATCCTGCGGTGTAACGTGCTAGTCCTTTAGTAACTCTAAATTCGTCAACATATCCGTTAATATTCTGTGCGTTATTCCAAGCAGATCCTATTACAAGAGGCTTTGCAACATCATAGTCTGTTGAATCTACCCACGGGGTTCCTTGATTCACTCCATTAAGAAATAATCTAGTTGTACCTGCTGTACGACTGACTGCAACATGATACCATTGTCCTGTTGCTAGTGCTGATCCTACTATTCTCGAAGCACTATATGAATAAAATTGTAACGATCCGCCAGCTGCTACAAGAACAACTGGAGCAACATCTGTTCCGGCGCCTGCTCTAAAATCAAATAATATGGATTGCGCTGCAACACTATTAAGATAAAACCAACCTTCAACAGTATAATCACCCGTGCCAAATCCAAAGTCATTGTTTGATACAACATTAATAGAACTTGTACCGTTAAGCTCTAAACTACTAGTTCCAAACTTTTTAATTGTAGTATCAGTTACAGGACTTCCTGTTGTGTTTATAATTTTACCGCCGCGTTCACCGGCAGTCTCTAATCCTGTTAAATTACCATCTACATAAAACTTTCCGTCTGCATCAACACCATTAATAGTGCCTGTTGCTAACACTGTTGTACCGTCTGTGTCGTAGTATGTAAACGTGTTTCCGTCTACGATAGTACCTGTTAGTCCATCTACTCTAACTGCTGTCTGACCGCTTCCTCGTAAGCCTGTGACACCATCTACGCCATATATACCGCGGTTAGCAAAGTATGTAAATGAGTTTAACCATTCTACTCTAGCGCCGTTAGTTACTGTAATAGCGTCTACGCCAGGTGTAATAAATGTAGCACTATGGAACAGCATAGTAGCTTCCAAGCTTGTAGCACCCGCTACAGCGCCGTCTATGTACGCTCCTTTGCCTGCATCACCTGCATCAAATCCTCTAGGGTCAGCGGCGCTTGTAACGCTGCCTTGAGTAATGACACTGATGTTTCTAATGTATGGTGAACGGTTATTTCCTGATACTGTAAAGCCAGGAGCAAACTTAAATGCGTATCCTGTGTAGAATCCTGAAATTGTTAAATCTTCTATTGTGCTGCCGCCATTGAGCAAGAACGCATCATTGCTTTGTGTTGCAACTGTCGGAGTAATATTAACTCCACGTATGCTGTGTCCTTTGACTGTTACGCCTGTTGGTACTGTCATTGGAAATGTTTCTTGATAAACACCTGGATAAATGTGGATAGTATCTCCTGCACTTGCTTGTGTTAGTGCATATGTTAATGACCCGTAAGGATCATTAGGGTGATCGCCTGTATAACTATCGTCGCCATTTTCAGCAACATAAAAAATATTACCCTGACGCAGAGCAATATCGACTCCGTCTACAGCAATTGATGTTGTTCTAACTGTGCCTGCTGTTAGCGTGTTTGTAAAAACATTTTGCCATTGTTTGCCGCCGATTGCAGGATCGCTTCCTAATGTATAAGTTTCTGTTGTATCAGGTATAATATTTGAATTAATTTCAGCATTAAATGTAATATTATCTGTATCTGTATCTCCAATAGTAATGTTACCATCAGCAGTTATCGATCCTGTAGCTGTAATATTACCAGTTACATTTGTATCTGCAAATATTTCTACAGTGCCAGTTCCGTTAGGACTAAATTCTATGTTTGCGTTAGTTTCATTTGAACTAATAACATTATTTTCTAAATCTAAACTGTCAACTGTTAATTTGTTTTGGTAGATAACATTATCAGCAGCACCTAAACTAAGTGTAGGCTGTGTTGTTGAAATTGTTGTTCCGGTAATGTTTACACTACCGATGTTAGCAAGTGTACTAACTTCTAATGCCGGTGCTCGTGTTGTGCCAATTACGTCTAAATCATATTGAGGATTCGCATTGTTAATACCGATGCGGCTGTTATTAACATCTAGATATAATAAGTCGTTCTCAAAAGCTAAATTTACTCCTTCACGAAGCAGATTTGCTTTTAAGAGTGGACCCGATATGCGACCGATAGCCATCTCTTCTCCTCAATACGGGGATCCTGTCCCTCTAGCCAAATTCTCAGCCTTTCGGCTCTTTGCTGGTTAACCACAGTATGATTATGCAATACAAAGGTCGCTGCATTACACTAATAGTATTTATCGTTTTTAAAGATTATCCTAGTACAAGGGTATAGATGTCAACTATATCTCTGAGTACTTCTTCAGTAACAGTCGAACCTTCACCTGCACTTCGCTGCCAAGATTCACCGTTATAAGTTTCTAAATATTGTTCTTCTGTATTCAACCGAGTTTCGCCAATTACTGGAGTCAATGATCTTTCATCTTCTATACCAAAAGGAACAACTAGTCCTGTATTACCGCTAAATTTTACAAAACCATTTCCAGTAGTCTGTAATACTAATGTGTTATTACTTTTATTAGAAAAGTTATTTTCCTTTATATCAACATCAAAAATATTTACTACATTTGATATAGTAGATCGTTTAAGCTCTAAATCTGAATTAGAGAGTGTTGTTGTTATAAGAGAATTATCAAATAATACATCTCCTGTTGTAAGTCCGTGTAAATTTGTACTATTGTTATCAATTGATGCAATTTCAATATTGCCAACTGTGAGTACTATTTTATTATTAGGATTGTTTGCCGAAACACTTTCTTGTCTGTTAGATGAATAAATACCTCCAAAACTTAGATTACTACTCGAAAATCCTTCAAACAGACTTGAATTAATATTAAATCTAATATCGGCTATTTCATTGTTGCGTTGTAAATCTGTACCTCTACTAACTATTAACCCTACATTATTATCAGTATTAAATATTTCAGTTTGAGGACTTAAATTTAAATCACCATCAATAGTAGTAACAGTGTTTCCTGTAAATCTTATATTTCCAGTATCAACTCTTTCACCGTCGATATAAGTTGTTTCAACACCGTTGTTTACTATAATACTTGCTACACCGCTAAAATCAATCGACGATGCATCTATACTAGTAGTACCGTTTTCGAAATCTACAAAAAAATTATCTCCAACTCTAAAGTTACCTTTTTGATCTGTACTAGAATAAACAACACTTCCAGAATTTAATTCTGTTATTTCTTGACTTTGTACTGCTAATGTGTTATCGTTACTAGAATCATTTCCTGATCCAATATATCCAAAGTTATGACTTATTAAATAAAGCAAGGTATTTGCGCCGTCAGCAACCACACCGTAATTTCCATAAACATTTGCAGATCCAATTGAACGAACTTCTGCACCGTAACGAATAGATGCATCTGGCATTAGTTTACCGCTTACACCTTGTGTTGCATACAATCCTCTATTAGCAAAATATGTAAAGCTGTTGAGCCATTCTACTCTTACACCGTTAGTCATTGTAATACAATCAACTCCTGGTGTAATAAATGTACAGCTATGAAATAGCATACTTGCTTCTAAACTTGCACTATTTAATACTGCACCGTCGATCAATGCACCTTTGCCAGCATCACCCTGTGCAAACCCTCTTAGGTCATCCGAACTAGTTACACTTCCTTTAGTTATAACTGTAACATTTCTAATGTAAGGAGAGCGTGTGTTTACCAATCCACCAGCAGTAAATTGAAATGCATATCCGTTATAAAAATCTTTAATAGTTAAGTTTTCAATTGTAACGTCATCTTCTAAATAAAATGCGCTATTAGTTTGTGTTGCTACTGTTGGTTTTATAATAACATTTCTTATATCTTCGCCAGTTATAGTTACATTTGATGGAACAGTTAATGGAAATTCTTCTTCGTATTCTCCTGGAAATATATGGATAATCGCTGGACTCGAAGTGCTATTCTCCATTTGACTGAGAGCATGTTTTAGTGTTCGAAATGCACCATGTTGATGATCTCCTACATTAGTATTACTTCCTAGTGTACTTACATAAAAGGAGTTTCCTTGCCTGCGAGCAAGACTTGTTGATCCTTCTCCGACTTCTAAATTACTAATTTCTACTGCTCTGCCGTTTACCAAGTTAGTATATATATCTAACCATTTTTTAGACTCAGATCCAAGTGTTACAGTATCAGTTTGGTCTGGAATTATATCGCTATTAATATCAGATGCAAATGATACGTTATCAGTATTATCACTGCCAAAAACAAAATCGCCTACTGTTTCAATATCACCTGTAGAATGCAAACTGCCAGTAATATTCCAATTACTATTAATATTAACTATTCCATTACCATTAGGTCGTAATTCAATATTAGTATCAGTTGTAGTTGTACTAAATGTATTAAAATCTATTTTTAAATCATCAGTTGCTATAGCAGTTGCAAAAATATTATTTGCAGCATTAAAATTAATAAATCCATCGCCGCCTAATGCCACAATATCACTGTTATCAATTGTAAAGTTTGCGATATTAGCATAGCTTGATACTATATTTGTCGACTTTATCGGTGATGGTATTGCAAGAGTATCACCAGGCGATTCTGTATTAATGCCTATGTTATAGTTATTTACATCAAGGTGTAAAAGTGCAGTATCACTTGAAGTGTTTTTAAAATTAAGATCAACACCTTGACGTAAAAGATTATCTTTTAATACGCCGCCGCCTATGCGACCATTTTGTGGTTCTGCCATTTAATTACTCCCTCTGACATAGTATTTATTTGTCAAGGTTGTGAATTACAGTAACTGGTTTTCCTGTTGGTACTGGACTTGTAAATTTTATCCACCAGCCTGTATCAGATGCAGTATACGGAGCATTAGGTCCTTCTTCAGCACCGCCTGTTGTAATTTCAGCAGTTTGATGTAGTGTGTAATTTGTTGTAGGTATTTGTATTACATTTTCAATCAAAACTAATATGTGTTCAGCACTTTCAGGGTACGGAAAATCAGTATCTCCACTTTGTAATTCTCCATATACTGTTTCATCAGCAGCAATATTGCCTACACCTAAATTTTGCCATCTAATACCTGGATCTTGATTAGGCTCTTTAAATCTAACTTCTCTCCAAGCACCATTTTGGTAAACTTCGAGTTCGTTATCAGTAGTATTATAACGTACCATACCATTATTAAAACTAGCTGGTCTTTCTCCTAATGAACCCGAAGGCACAATCATACTATTGTTACTATCTATAGTAACAAGGTCATTAATATCATACTTAATACCTTTACCGTAAATACTTCTTAAATTAGTACTCTGTGCTTTCATTAATCTCATATCATACTTCCAAATAACTTACTGTTGCTGTTAAGCTACTATAACCAGACAATCTAACTGTTCCTGTTCCGGAAGGCACACTTGTAGCTGTAAATATAGTTCCTGGTGTGCTGTCTATTGCTCCGTGCAAATTAAAATTTGTATCGCCTGTTGTCATAATTTCGTATGTTTTTCCGACTATTAATGCTGTTGCAGGAATTGCCAGATAAGTTGTACTAGGATCTGCAAAAAACACAAGAGAATCGCCTTCGTTCAGAATAATCTTTTCATTATCGAATGTAAATGTTTCTCCGAATGGCAATGTTAAATTATTAATTATTCTGGTGTCAGTATTACTAACTGGTTGACCGTTTGGCACAAGATGCATATCAAAATATGCAGATCCAGATTCTCCGTTGTTACAAACTAAAATAGTTGTAATTGCATAAGATTTATCTTCTGGTACTAGTAACGCTGTAGTTGTAGATGTACTTTTTATGTGTTGATTTGCTATTGCCATGTTTAATCCTTAAAATAGCATTCCGAATAGGAGCGCTCTATTTTTACTTACTAATTCGTCTCGATTGCCTTCATCATTAGCAAAAAATATACCTGATTTACCTGTATACTGGTCTGTTACATATATTTTTGTGCCGTCGAATGGTAAAGGAGGAGCTAAACTAGGATCTCCGTCGCTTGGAGCTCTATTTAAATGCAGTGTATCGTCAATTCTGATATTTCCAGTACCAGCCGATTTTAAAACTAAGTCTTCGTTACTACTAATAGTTTCGATAGTCGATCCTACAAATCTTATTTCGTCAAACTCCCAGCGGTCTGCATAGAGTTGACTTACTGTATTCCCGTCAATTTTAAAATTAATTACACTATCGACACCAGTATTTTCTTCGTCTTCAATTTCGATACTACTAACAGATATTGTGCCATCACCGATTTGTCTTAAGAAAACATTTGCAAAGTTAAATGCAACATAGTCTACTACAGCCTGTGCATTTGGTATAGTATCTGCTTTTGCTGCGTTATAACCGGTTAGTTCTCCAGCAGTATATGTAAATACGCTTTGTTCATAATCTGTAGTATCATTTACTCGAACTACATTTGAACCAGTATTTAATAATAAATTTTGGCCTCTTGAATCAATTTCATTTGTTGCAAGAGATATTAATTGACTTGATTCGTTAATCGCAATAAATCCTGCGACGTTTTCATCAAATTTTAAGAATGCATCAGGCAATGTGCCTCTATCAATTCTAATACCAGAGTCGCCGCCGATATCACTAATACCGGCTCCAGTTTCGCCACTATTAAGTGTGATAATATTATCTTCGATATCTAGTTCAGTAGTATTAACTGTAGTTTGTTCACCTCTAACTAATAAGTTGCCAGATATCTCAACTGTACCTGTTTCAAAACCTGTATCCAAATAGATGTTACCACCTGTTTGTACAGATACTTTATAATTTCCATTTGGTACATTTAAATATTTTGACATTTATTATTCCTTAAAAGTAAGTAGGGGATTGCTCCCCTACTTTATAATCTAACTTATGGATCAACTGGATCGTCTGACTCAAAGTCATCTGCATCTGGTGCAAGATCATCGTTATCGATAGTTGCATCAACGCCTGCTTCTTCCATTTCAACTGCACCATCATCTGTAGCAGCACTAAAGTTCCAAGCAATACTTGCGCCTGTGTCAAGTGTTACTTTGCGTCCTGCAATTTTAGTTACTTGACGTGCTACACCAGCATCGTCTTTAACTACGATTGACATTTCACCAGCTAAGATATCGCCTGACGCTTTGTCTACTAAGAAACAATCTTTCACTGCTGTGCCGTCTGTGCAACGGAATTTCTTTGATCCAAGTTGCTTAACGATCCAGCCGTTTACTGATCCAGTTCCGTTAAAGAACTGTACTTTAATTTCGTCACCGCCAGCAGTTGGTGGTCCAAAATATCTTTTATTAAGTGGTCTTCCCATTTGTTTTCTCCTATAAAAAGTAGTCCTATCCGGGTTCTATCCGATACGCTGTGGGTACAGCATAAGTCCGCCTTGCGGCACACTATTTGACATTAGTATTTATCAATTCCGTAGAGTAACGTCTAATACCGAGTGATGTACTAGGAGAAAACAAATCGTAACGCACTTCGTTACTTTGATTGCCTCCTAGTACGATCCAAATTTCTTTACCATCAATAAATTGTGTGTCAACATAAAATCCAACGTGTCCTTGCCATCCCCGATTACCTCTTGGAAATACAACAACGTCTCCACGCTGTATGTCAGCAAGATCAACATGTTCACCCCAACTCAAAAAACTACGAGCCATAAGTGGTACATCGCTCACACTATCACTTCCTGGTATCCCGTCTAGTTCTAGTACAGCATTTACAAATGCTGCGCACCATTCTGTACGCACAGGATCTACATCAAGAAGTGATTTAAGTTCTGTTCTGTGTATTCTTTCGTCTAAACCTATATACGGCTGTGCTGTTATTACGCTATTAGTTTCTGCAAACGAATTATTTATTGTATCACATGCAGATAAAAATAACACTATTATAAAAAGTAAATATTCTTTCATATTATTGCCCTCAGAATATTTAGCCATAAAAAAGGGCCCCCTAAGGAGCCCTTTTAATTTTACTGTGTTAGTAAAACTTAGCTGAAGCTAACGTTTGCATTAGTAATAGCAACGTTACCTAAGTAATCAGCTGCGTTACCAAGTGACGATGCTGTGTTGTTCAACTCAACATATCCGTAACGTGTCATGAACGACACAGTTGG